AACTCGATGGCGCGTTTCGCCTGCCAGAAATTATCGAGGGGGTTGAATTCAAGGACGGGATCAAGCAGGAAAAACATGCCGCCTGATTACAGCGTCACCAACTTTTGGGCATAGCTCCGGGTTTCGCGCCCCATCCCGTTCCTTGGAGGCTGTGAATTAACACCGCCGAGCAAGGAGCGAAGTGATCTGTCCGCGCCTCACTTGGCGTCTTATTTTGTCCGATTGGATCGGATAGGGGTACTTCCGCAAAAAAAAGGCATTATAAACGCCTTTTATGTTCACGGCTGGCGTGGTTGTACTAACAGTATTTTTGACGGTTTAGACAACACCAAGCAAGTAGCTTTGTTTAGGGAAAGTCTGAACAACAGGTTTTTCGGTACGCGGAGATTGCCGACCACCGCTGCAATTTACGACACCAGGCGTTTTGCGCCCGCTTTCGCGGCTGTTTGACCCTAATTCCTCTGATTTCAGGCAGACTCCACCCTCAAACTTCTTCGCGCGAGGTAGAGGTTGGCCAGCGCCATGCATTGCCCGGCAGGGTTATGCGCAGCATGATCCCGAGAGGGAGGCTGAACATTTGCGCTTCGTTTTTAGCCAGCCCGCGATAGCGCACCTTGCGATAGCCGAACTGGCATTTGATAACGCGGAAAGCGTGTTCGACCTTGGCCCGCACTCGCCCGTATTTCTTGTTGCGCTTCTTTTGTGAGGTCGACAAAACCCGCCCCGGTTTGCGCTTGTCTTTTACCGCCCACGTGGCCCCTCGCGCCCGGGTCGACCGCTTGCGCTCGTCGCTGACATACCCCTTATCTCCGAATACGATCGTGTCATCCGGGCGGATCAAATCGTCAGTCAGCTTTGCGTCATGGACTTTCCCCGTGGTGGTTCTGAGCGTGTGGATTAGCCCAGATTTGGCGTCCACGCCAATATGCGCCTTCATCCCGAAATACCACTGATTGCCCTTCTTTGACTGGCTCATGTCCGGATCGCGCTTGCCAGCTTCGTTCTTGGTTGAGGGCGATGCTTTGATTAACGTGGCGTCCATGATCGTGCCGCCGCGCAGCAGAAGCGCCCGCTCTTGAAGGTAGGTTTTGACCGCATCAAACAGCGCCTCGGTCAGCTTATGTTTCTCCAACAGGTGGCGGAAATTCAGGATCGTAGTTTCGTCCGGAATGGCGTCCTGTGCCAGATCAAGTCCGGCAAAATCGCGCATCGAGTGCATGTCATAGAGCGCCTCCTCAGCCCCCGGGTCAGAGAGCCCATACCACTGTTGCAGAAAATAAATCCTGAGCATGGCGGAAAGCGGCATCTGCGGCCGGCCCTTGCGCGGCTTGGTGTAATGGGGCGCAATCAACGCTTCGAGCCGCGCCCACGGCACCACCGCATCCATCTCGCCAAGAAAAACCTCCCGCTTGGTCTGCTTCTTCTTGTGGGCCTGCTCAAGCGACGAAAAACTCTGCTGTTTCAACGCCAAATCCCCCTGTAATTCCTGCCGGAATTATAGCACGGATTCGTCGGTGTTGTTCAGAGATTCCTTAGCCATCGCGCCGCACAAAGTGCGATATTTTTCAGTGGCCTCACGACTTTTCTTCGGTTTCATCCGCTACCGCATCGTGATCTGAGCAAGCACAAATGACCGGATTTCATGGCGTTTGCCAGATGGCCGCACCTATACAGACTGGGAAGAAAGCCAGATTGCAGGCGAAGGATCTGATCAAAAATAGCGAGTCAGTCGTCAACCATTCCCTCATTTTTCTCAAATTTTCGAAAAAGTCCCTCATCAAGTTCAGGCTCATCCCAAGCTTGGGCGATGGATGCCCACCGGTCCATCAGTTTACCAAACTCTAGATCGTCGGATTTCAGCTGAAACGTATACAACCGGTTGACGATCTGGCGCATCAGATCGCGCATAGCGTCGTCGTCGAAATGCGCGACCTCGGCCCAAGGAATTTTCCGCCCCTCCGCGTCAAGAACCACGACATCGGAATAATCGCCAGTTTTGGTGATCGGCGCCACACCAGCATGGATTGCCTCAATCCTAGTATTGCGAACACACATGAGGCCCATGAGCTTGGCCAGTTTTGCGGTAATTCGTTTTTCATCGGCTGGTTTCATAAGATGTGGTTTATCAGCAAGTTTGCCAGAGGGACAGGCCGCCTTTGCTTACAGCGGATCGCGACCCTATTTCTTCACATAATCCGCGAAATTATCAAGGCGCTCGCGTATGGCTTTCGGCCACCCATCCAATCAACTCCCGATGCCGCCCTCCGCACTTTCGCAATGCACTCCTATCCCGCCCCCAGAACGTCTCGACCTCGACCTGTGTCAGCGCCCGTGGCGGCAACCTCACCGGCGCGTTGCATTTCACCAGCAACGACGGCGGCGGGTTGATGCGCGGACTAACGACGGTTGAGGCGGCGCACGCTGTCAGCGCCAAGGGATATCCGACCAGCGTAAGGATCCGTATGTGCTGCATCTTCGAGTTCCTTTGAAAGTTGTTCGGCCGCAGCGACAGCGACCAGGCGCGCGGCCTCCTTGCGCGAGGCAATTTCAGCAGCGCGGATCATCTGCGTCTGCAGGCGGGCTTGTTCGGCTGCCAGCCTGACATTGGCGGCAGTGGTCCCCTGATAACGGCCAAGCGTATAAGCCCCGCCGGTCAATGCCATGACACCTGCCAACGCCCAACCTAGCATCGCCGGTCGGCCAATTATTCCCATAACAAGCCGGATCATCGCCGCGCCTTCATCATCGCCAACAGATCATCCCCGTGCATCACACGATCGAGTCCGCGCAGGTGGCCGTTATCATCTACCCGCCAAACCTTGATCGCATCACCATCGGCGCTGTAATCACCGGTCTGAAACAGGCGCATTTCATCAACACGGCGCCTCCGGATTTCCGGCGGCTTCAGCCAGCCCATGAAACTATCTGCGGCATTTGGGTCGGCTGCATTGATCCGCTGCGTGAGGCGCGCCTTGAATATCCCGCCGGTGTTGAAATCAAAGCTGACCAGCGAGTCGAATTGGTGCTGGGAAATCGGCACCTTGATCGCGCGATTGACTCGGCGCTCATAATTGTCGAGGTCGCGGTCAAACTGCTTCAGCGCGCCGATGATCGCCGTATCGATATCATCAGGCATGCCGCGCGCCATGGCTTCGGGATCCTGAGCGCCAGCCGCGGCTGTGTGCCCAATCCCCCATGTCCAAACTCCCCGACTATCCAGATATGGCCCCGGCACAATACCTTCGTGTTCGGCGATCTCAAGGAGACCCCGTTTCGAGATTTTCATAATTGTTCACCTTTTTTGTAGGGACAGATATTGACTTCGACATTATTGTAGCTACGTTATGTTCATGGATTCAGACGGCGACATGTTCGAGTGGGACGAGGCGAAAAGCTGCCGTTGCTTTGAGACACGTGGGTTTGATTTCTCGATCGTTCAGGATTTCGATTTCGCGTCAGCGGTTGTCATCAAAGATGACAGGTTCGCGTATGGCGAGCCGCGTTTTCGGGCCTTCGGGCCTATTGCCGACCGGCTATTCGTAGTCGTTTTCACCCCGAGAGGGCCGCGACTGAGGATCATCAGTATTCGTCGTGCCAACAAGAGAGAGGAGCGTAAACATGGCCATAAAACCTGACCCTACCCTCGTTGACGAGGACAATCCCGAGTGGACCGCAGACGATTTCCGACGCGCGCGCCCTGCCAAGGAAGTGTTTGCAGAACTCGGCCTCTCGCTGCCTCGCCCCCGGGGACGGCCAAGGAAGCAACACCCCAAGGTGCAGGTGACGCTGCGGCTCGATCCCGAACTGGTCGAAACTTACAAAAGCGGCGGTAAGGGCTGGCAAACCCGCATCAATGATGATTTGCGCAAACTGGCGGGCCTCGGCAAGTAACCTCAGAGCAGCCAGGCACCTGTCAGATAGAGCCCGGCCAGAATGACCGCCACGGCCCAGACCCGGGCCTCGCGTTTCGCGGCGCGCTTCATGTCATTCTTCATCGCGGCCCCCCAGAATCTTGGACCGACGCGCCTTGATGATATCGAGAATGAAGCCAGCGATGCTGATGCCGCCAAGGCCAATCACGAAGCTGGCAAACCCCGCCGCACTGTCGCCAGGGGCTATCTTGCCAATCACCGGATCAAGCAGTGGTTCGGCAAGCGGCCCGAGATAAATCGCGCAGAGGCTGCCGACCAGCAATCCGGTCAGCCCCTCGCGCCAGTCGTCGCGCAAGGTCACCCAGCGAACCAACCCTCCGGCCGCTCTGGCAATCGCCGCGCGCCCCGCGTCAGACGCGAGCCATTGCAACAGATCCATTTTTGACGGGTCTTTCATCGTCCAATCCTCATCATGATTGTGGTGCGCTGGGCAGCAGGTACTGGATCGCCACCCGCACAGCTCCGCCTGTGAAGTTCCCGCCATTGGTAGTGAGCACAATCGGTGTGGCGGCATAAAACGCCTGCGGGCCAATAACGCCAACATTGGAGCTGCCAGCGGCAATCCCGAGCGTGCCTCCGAACTTGTTGGGCGTGCCGGCAATGCCGCAATCGTAAGATGTCGCGCCAGTGATCGCGGTAACGGTGCGAGTTGAAACCGCCAGCACGATGGCACGGTCAGGAATGGTGATGGCTGAGGTCGCGGATGCGCCAGTCAGGCCGGAGATCAATTCCTCAACCACATGCGCGCCAATGGCAGCCCCGCTCGGAGCCTGTGCCAGCTTCATGTCCGCCAGCACCGGAGCATTGCCGCCGCCTGTGCCGACAAAGCCAGCAAATTGCGGCACGATGTCGGCATCCGCATAATAGGTCACATACGTGGTATTGGTTTTGTTGACCGAAGGGCCAATGAAGAGCGCCGGACCACCGAGATCGACGGTCTCGTCAATCGTGCCGGTATAGGCCCAAGCCTGCCCATCATAGGAATGATAGACGAGGATTTTGGTGCCGCGATGGATCAGCCGAAAGAACGCCGACCACCCTTCCCAAGCCACATCAGGCGCGAGCCCCGCCAGATAATGACCGGTGGCATCCCATTGCAGCATCCTGATGACGCTTGCGCCGGTGCCATTGCTGCCAACAGCGATGGTTGCGAACGTACCAGCCACCCCCATCACAACAAATCCGTTTGATCGCCATGTCGTGGCCGCGTGGTCTGTTTCGGTTGCAAACTCAACGACATCCCAACTCGCGGGCAGCGCTTTTGTGCGAATATACCGCGCGATCTCAGTGCCCGAGGTGGAGGCAAGCGTCAGGCCGTTAACTGGATCATCGATGATCGTGCCAACGGCCCCGGGTGTGCTTTTCACGTTCGGGAAGACGCTAGCCAGAGGAATTTCAACGCGCTTTTGGAACGGGTTATAGGTCACGGGCCCACCAGCACTGCCGCCTGTTGGCAGGGCGCTCCAGCCATTTGTGGCATCATAGGTGACAATCCCGCCTGCACCCTGATCCCAGGCTAACCAGCCGGTCTGAGGGGTAAGCCGCAACCACGCGCCGCCCGAGAAATGCGCAACCGATCCGTCCCAGCCGGTCCAGGCACCGGTGGCACCGGTGGCGACGATATAGCGATTACCCTCGGTCGGACTAGCTGGTGGAGCGGTTAACGTGCTTGAGATCACCGAAAGCTGCACGAGGCCATCAAGATGATCGAGGGCTTCATTAACGGTCACATGCTTTTGCGCCTGCGCGGCGGCGAGATAGGGAAGCGCGAGATTGGGGGTGGTCATGAGGATTCCGTTATTGTGAGGGTGGTTGAAAAAAGAATGCCCCGGCCAAGGGCGCCGATCTGATAGAGACGGATGGACAGCGACGAGACCGCCCCGCCGAAATCTGCCGCCTGCATGGCCGCGGTGTAGGTAAAGGCAGGCGTGGTCAGGCTCGCGACACTGCGCACAACATTGCCGCCGTTCAGAACCTCCAGATCATAGCTTTCAGCCGTCTCCGACATTGGCACCTGCGCCAAAACCCAGCTGTCAGCCGAGAGCGCCCGATCGCGACGCAACCAGCGGATTGCGAGATCGCCATTTGCCAGTCGGCGCATACGGGCTTGAGATGGGGCGAACGGCATGAGGCCACGCCCCGAAGGCGTAAACGTGCTCGCCTTCATGACGGCATCACTTGGGGCGGCAGAGGCCGGGCCGACGCGCATATTCCACGCAATGCCAATATCCCCGAGCGCGAAGGAAAGCGGCTGCAGGGCGGCATCGAGCAGCACAAGTTTGGCCCCGGCGAGCGTCGGCGCGCCCATCGCATCCTCAGTCCCCCGCTGCCCGCGCAACAGGCGCGTGAGCTTGTAGCGCCCCGTTGAGACGAGCGTCGCGTTCCCAAACTGCAGAACATCCCAGACACCGGGCGCGCTTTCAAGGGCGAGCGTATTGGCGCCTGCAAAGAGTTCCAGATCGGTGACCGAGGTCAGCGTGCCCGAGGTCAGATCGACCAGAACTTCATTGCCCAGATCAAACCGCGAGGGCGGACCTGCAGGCAGATCAGCCGCCAGTACCCCCATGTGGGCGGCCTGCGGGATCGTATCAAGCAGGGTGAACCCCGATGTGGTGACGCTGCGCCAGATAGCGGCGGTGCCGTACCACGGCTTGGCATAGATGGCCGCGTAAGGCCGATGCGCGGGGATAGCATCCTGCAACTGTGGCAGGTCTATCAGAACCACATTCGGTGGACCATAAACCGTCGCTGTCGGCAGGGTTGCTGCCCGGTATTGCCCTGGAGGCAGATCATAAAGGGCAGCATCGGTGCGGATTGCCTCGATTGAACGTGCCAAGGCATCATTTATCTTGGTAATCCGATAATCGACCAACCGTCCATCATTGGCGAGGCTGACCACATCGCCGGGATCTAGCGCCAGTTGTGAGGGCGGCATGCTGGCGGATAGCGTCTCACGCCCAACCCAAGCCTCCATCAGGGCGCGGCGCACCCGCCGGTCGGCTTCCTCGAGAGAGGTGGCCAGCGGGAAACTCTCCGAGGCCACGCGGCTGGCGGACACCGTGACCCGGCGCGCTTCCACTGCGGCCGGATCATATTGGGCATCCGAGCGCACCATCTGCCATTTAAGGGCTTGCGGCAGTTCGGTTTCCTGGCCACGGGTCAGTTCCATGACCTCGCCTGCGCCTTTTGCCACTATGTTATCCGGCGCGATGGTCGCGACCGCCGCCTGCCCACGGGTGACAAAGCGAATGACCCCGCCGCTCTCGACCGCATCAAAGCCGAAATGCCGCGCGAGCGTTGCAAGCGACGCCCGCGGGCTTTCCAGCGCGGTGATGGTGTAACCTGCAACAATGTCGGAAAGCTGGCTTACATCGATCAGGCTCGCATCAAGCCCGGCGCGCGCGCACAGCTCCCGCACCAGTGCGGCCAGCCCGACCGCGCCAAGCCGCCCGTTCAACCAATGCCCGAGCCGCCAGTTCGGCGCATCGGCCCAGATATCCGCGCGCGCCGGGAAATCGGGATAGGGCCGCGCATCCCAGGTCCAGACGGCCGCCTCGGCCATGTCGAGCATCGGTTGGCCGGTAACGGTCGAGACCGGGTTGTTCGCCACATCCCCCCAATACCCAAGCATCGCCCGCAAATATTTCCGCTGGATGGCCTCATCCTGCCAGCCCCGGGAAAAATACGGCACCGCACTTTCGGCCGATTTCGGATCATAAAACACATTCGGCTGGTTCGGCCCACGATCAACCGCCGGACAGCCGAGTTCGGTGAACCGGATCGGTTTGCTTTGCGGCACCCAGGCGGTGGGTGTTGCGCTTTCTACGCCGCCCAGGCGATCATAATGCTGGTTTGACCACCAGGCCCGGATGTCCTTGGGGCGAAACACCCAGTCTTTGCTGGCACCGCTTTGGGCAGTGATCGCCTGATCATACATGTTGAGGGGGTTGGAACAGGAAACCGGCCAGCCGGTTGTTGGCTCCCCGGTAATGTTGGTAATACCTGACCCGCTCGCCCCATAACAGCCGCTGCCACTATAGGCCCAGGCCGACATGGTTCCGTCAGTGGTGCTGGCGCTTCCGACCAATGTACCATCAACCCAGAGGCGGATCAGGCTGGGGTTGAGTGTGACGTCCCAGATCAACTCATGGGTGGCACCATCAAATGGCAGAGAAGAAACGGGGATATCAAGAAAGGCCGCATCCCCGTTGGGGGCGGTGACGTTGCCCATGCCTGCGCGATAGCGAAAGACTGTGCCGCCTGCGCGCACACAGAGCAGCATGCCATAAGAACTGCCGCCTCGCTCAAACAGCACACCATCGGCAGGTATCGCAGGCAAGGGCACCACCGCAGAAAACGCTGCGGGGTTATTGCGCGTGCCTGTGCCGCCGAAATCCGCGTTGGTGATGGTCGCACCGGTGGTTTCATTGAACGAGCGCGCAATAGTTGCCGGTAAAAGGCTGCCACCGCCGCTATCGATGATCGGCGTTCGGAGCTGCGCTGTACGGTCAGCATCACTGGCATAAAACCAGTCAAACTGCTCCCCACCTTCGATACCCGCTTGCAGATACCCCAGATCATGGATGCCAGGCCAACCCGCCTGCGCGTCAAGATGATCAGAGCCATCGCGCCAATCCGCGATCGGCAGATAATTGTCGATGCCGATGAAATGCACATCCGGTGAAGCCCAAAGCGGGTCGAGGTGGAAGAGCACGTCGCCGCTGCCGTCCTGCGGGTGGTGGCCGAAATACTCCGACCAATCGGCGGCGTAACTTACCCGCCCCGAGGTCACCATGGCGTTTGCCGTGGTCAGGTTAAACGCGAAATTCGAGGCCAGAATGCCGTCGGTAATGATGATCTGAAACTGGATCCAGCGGGTGCCTGCGGGCAATGTGCCCGCGCCGCTTGTGGTGTTGGTCGTCACGCTGGCGCTGGTGTCCGACTGCACATCCAGAATGAGCGGAGAAAACGGGTGCGGGGAGCTTGTATCCGGCGCGCCATTCAGGTCCGGGAGGCCAAAGGCACGGATGCGCAGGCGCGCACCTCCCCAGGCCCAACTTTGATCGGCGGAAACATTGAGCGTAACGGTGCCTGCATCGATATCGGTTGCCGTCATTCCGGCGGCGATTGCATCAACGCAATGAACAAGTGTGCGGCCGGATATTGAACCCGTGTCGATCGTGCCTGTGGTTACGGTTGGCAATGGCGATGTCCAGCCTTCCCACCCGGGCGCCGGGCTGTGCAACACGCCGGTCAGATCATCGCCGGGATAGCTCACCAGATGCAGCGAGGAAAAATCCACCGGCAGGTTGGCAATCCCCGTTGAGACGGTGACGAGATTGGCCACATCCGAGGCCAGCGTCTTGAGGGCGGCCACAGCGGGATAGCTGGTGGCGCCATCGCGGATCGTGGTCAGCCCGACGAGTTCCGAGCCCAGCAGAAAGGCATCGACACCGCCAGCCGCGGCGCAAAGATGCGCGTAATGCAGGATGAAGCGGCGATAGCCCCAGTCATTGCCACCGGTCCAGCTGACAGCTTCGCCAACCACAGAGAAGTCGGACGCGGTGGCGTTGCCAAAAAACGCCGAAACCTGCGTCGCCGCCGCGGCGGTCTTGTCCACGGCCCCCAGAAACCCCGCCGCTGGCGAACAGGTAATCCGCCCCCGCCAGGGATATTTGTCCTGGCCTGGTGTGGCCACATTATCGGAGTATGGGTTCGCCAAGATATTGCCGACCGGAATGTCCATCAGCAGGAACGGATAGAAGGTCACGCGCAGGCCGCGCGCTTTGATCTCCTTGATGGCTTCGACGATTGTGGCATCCGAGGGCGTGCCGCCATAGGCCAGTTTGCCGTTTGGGTCCAAGCTGATCTGATGGGCGTTTGTGCGGTTCAGGCCGTTGACGGCCCAACTGACAGGCGCTGTCACTTTGGTCGCGTTCTCGACACCAGGCTGGATTGCGCAATTACCGGCCCGCAGATCGAGGCCGAACCACGAAACTACAAGGCTGACGCTCTCGATGTGTGGCGCGCTCGCCTGCAATTGATCAAGCGCCGCGATAATGTCCGGCACGCCGTTGGTGGTGTGGACATTCTCGGAGGCCGTGGTGCCGTCCGTGCCCCGCGTGACCGGCGTCGTTCCGTATTGAAACTCGCCAGTCGCCGGGATCATGGTCACGGATTTGATTAACCCTTCAGCGGTGTCCGGCGCATCAACAGGTCGAAACACCTCGAAGGACAGCTGCGGGATGCGATTGCCGAAAGCCTCCAGCGGCAATTCCTCGAACATCACGTATGCGGTACCGCGATAGGCCGGAGCGTTGCCCGCGCCCATTTTAGCCGCAATGAACGGGTCCGGTATTTGCGCCTCATCGCCTTTATAAATCCGCCATGTGGCACCCGTCAGGTCCAGCGGTTTCCCATCGGCCCATACTCGGCCAATCCCCGAGATCGGCCCTTCGCAAAGGGCCACGGCGAAGGATGCCGTATAGATGTACGATGTCGTCGTGACCTTTGGCCCGCCGCCCTTGCCTCCTTGGCTGGTGGTGTTGACGGTCTCGGTGAAATCTGTCGCCCAGATAATATTGCCACCCACCCGCATCCGGCCATAGACACGCGGAATAATGGCCCCCTCGGTCGACGTGGTGACAGTGAGGTTCTGGAGCCGCTGGCCTTCAATGCGTTGCGCCGGAGCCAGCGAGGAGACGATCCATGAGTCTACCATTGAGCCCACAATCTGGCCAACCGCACCACCAATTGCGGCCGCAGACACACCAAGGATAGAACCGCCGATGGCCCCGCCAAGAGCGGAACCGGCAGAAGCCAGAAGAATGGAGGCCATGGATCAGGGCTTTCGGTTGGTGGTTGGAAAGCGGAAGGCAAAGGCGATACGCCGATGCCACGTCGGGGTCAGAGCTTCCTCGATCACGCCCGTGCGCTCATAGGCATGGATGAAGTGCGGACGCGCACCCCGGGCGGTCCCGCTGAGGATTCCACAGTGCTTGGCAATCGCCCCCCCACGCATGCGAAACAGCACGACATCGCCGGTACGAGCGTCTTCAATCGGCAGTTCAATCATCGCCGCGCGCGCAGCTTCGGCCAACACCTCGACGGGGCCAGTTTCTCCCCAGTCCCGCGAATAGGGCGGCACAGGCATCGGCTCATCGCCCAGAACCTCGCGCCAGACCCCGCGAATGAGGCCAAGGCAATCGCAGCCGACACCACGGACCGAAGCTTGGTCGTGGTATGGCGTGCCAATCCAGCGGCGGGCGGCTTTGATGATGAGAGATGTCATAAAACGGCCCCCGAATTGGTACCGCCCTTGGCTGCGTAGCGAATAATCGTGTCTTGCCCCGGAATGTGCGGGAAGCCCCTGAAATTAACCGCATTGATGAACTTGGCCGTGCAGGTTTCAAAGGTTTTGTCGCATCCCGCCGTAATGGAGAACGCATCGGTTACGAGAATGGGATGCACCGGTTGCTCCAAAAGGCTGACCGTCGCGATTGCCCCTGCAAGCGCATGTGTCAGCACCTCCGCGGAACGCCCGGCATTGGCACCGCTGGTCCAATTGATGATCCCGAGCGAAAACCAGCCGTTAACGAAGCCGGAGAGGCCGGTGGTTGTAAAGCCCCGATCCCCGACAACGGTAGCAACCGTGCCGCCCCCCTTGAAGGCCGGATCCTCGAGATTGACGCCACAGCGGATATCCCCCAAGGCCGCATCGCAACCCGCCTGAAACGTCCGCCCGACGGTTTGTCCCAGAACATGCGCGAGTGAGCGCATCTCGGCGACAAAATGCAACCGCCCGCGCCGGACCTGACCAATCGCGCCCCTACGCATCATGATGCGCTGCGACACGTCCTGCCAGTTCACGCGCCAGATTTCCACGGCGGCATTATCCCAGCGTCCATCCAGAATATCGGTCTCGGTAATGGTGGTAGCGGTCAGCACCCCGACGGCGTCTTGCGAGTCCACCGCCAAATCCGACCCCGCTCGGATTTCCGAGGCTGCAAAGCCGCTTTCGGGGGTGAAGGTGGTACCGAGAAACGTGAGTGGCAGATCGTGATCGGTGAATCCAAACACCTGCCCGTCATTGCGGGTCAGGCGCCAGCACCAGGCCAGCGTGGTAGTGCCAGAATCAAGATGGGTTTGCAGCGTTGCAGGGAGAGTTTTCATCGTCGCACCTCTATGAGCGGAATGGAGGTGATCGTGCCGAGGCGCTCGATATCATGGGTTACATCGAGCCTGTCGGTGTCGAAGCGCACAGGGACGTCAAACTCGAACCCCGCCGTAATGGCTGCACCGTTTGCGGGCGCGGCGGTGAATGTGACGATGCCGGTTGTCGTGTCCACCGACCAGCCGGTACTTTGCACGGTTCCACCCAGAGCAATAATCACAGAACTAGCCACCGGCTTTGAGATGGTGCGGGTCCAGCTTTGCGCGCCGGAGGGATAAGCCTTCACCAGTTGAAACACCGTGGTCGCCCCGTCGCCGGTGCCAATTGCCTGATCGGTTGCGGCAGGCGTGCCCGATGGCAGGCACGACTTGTAGTCCCCCCAATCTTTCCAGCGAAAACCGTAAAGCCGTCCGCTGCGCGCCTCGAAAAACGCCACCACGCTCGCCAGATCATCCGTGCGGCGGACACCGTAAGCCGCGTCATAGCGGCGGCGTGAGTTGGCCCAGCTGGCGTTGCGCTCCTCATCACCCGAGGCCAGCTCAACAATCTGGGTGCGCCGCTCGGGACCACCGCGCGCACCCCGGCTGATATTGTCGGGAAAGCGAACCTCGTGAAAAGCCATTTACATTCCTCTCCGACCCATTGCCACCGCCCGCGCAATGTCTGCGGACACTTGTGTGCGCGATTGCCGGAAGCTCTCCGCGTCGCGGGTCATAATGTTGATGGTGATCGGTGCGGATTGCCCTGTGCCAGCGGCCACCTCGCGCCTGGACAACACCCGCTCGCCCTTTTGCAGAATGGCAGGCACCTCGTTCGGACCTAATCCCGCAAATCCCCCGCCATGCATGCGCGGCGCGCCAGCAAAGGCCATCGCCGGAACCATTCTTTGCGGTGCCACCCCGCCAACCATGCCGCCCGCGTGCAGGACCGGCGCAAAGATGCCGCCCATATTGCCAAGCGCCCCCGACAGCACATTCGCCAGCGGCCCGAGAATAAACCTGCGCGCCGACAGCTTGGCCATGTCGGCCAGCATCGACGTTACCATCGAGCGGAAATCCAACTTGCCGGTTTTGACAAACTCGCCAATGGCGTTTTCCGCGTTTGAAAAGGCCCCGACCAGGCTATCGCCCAGACCCTTGCCCATGTCGGCGGCTTTGGTGGCGTAATCCTTCAGCGAGGTGGCCGCGCTCGCCCAAGCGGACTTGGCAATATCAGCGGCTTTTCCCGCCGCCGCGCCTGCCTTGGCGATTGTTGTGGCGGCAGTGCCCGCAGCATCTCCCGCATCTGTCGTGGCTGCCGTACTCTCATCACCGGCGGTTTTAACCGCATCACTCAGGGCCTTGATCGATTGGAGCGGAGCCTTAGCCGCATTGGCGGCAGTCACGGCAGCAACAGCCAGACCATCGGTCTTGCTTCTTGCGGCATCCGCTGCAGCCGCCATTTCATAGTAAGCCGAGCCAGCCATGATGGCCGCGCCACCGAGTTTGAGAGCCAACGTATCCGTACCCGGCACGCCGCGCATGCCACTGGCAATCTTGTGCAGAAAATCTGCCCATTTCTTCTGGATGCTAGCGAGCATCCTCAGCCAACCTGTTTCGACCGTGGTCCAGACTGTTGCCAGCGATAGCCCGAGAGATTTACCGCCGAGTTTAATCCGGCCCCAAACTTCCACCGCGACGTTTTTCAACAAGGACATAGCCTTGCCAAACCCGCCAGCACCATTGACCAATCGCCCAAACCAATAGAGCAACTCGCCCGCGCCAACAATCAGCGCGCCGATGCCGGTCCGAATGAGCGCCCCGCGCAGAACCGCCAGCGACAGGGACACCCCGCGAATGCCAAGAGCAGCGCTGGCCAGCGAGATCACCAGCTTGCCGCCAAACACGGCGGCAGCAACAGCGGCAATGTTGGCGATTTTGCCGAGATGGTTGAACAGGCCTTTTATGGCGCGACCGAGGGGACCCGTGATCTTTCCAAACGCTGCCAAAGCATTTGCAACAGCTTCCAGCGCCGGCGCCGCAGCTACCGCCAGTTGGTTGGCGATACCTTTCCACAAGAGGCCCATTCGGCTCAGCGCATCATTCGTGCGCTGAATTTGGGCCGCGTCTTTCTCGGACACTGCCACACCGAAATCCCTCACGTCTTTCGTGGCTTGCTTCAATGTGGCGCTATCAATCCGGGTGAAAATCAGGCCCGCCCGCGCCCCGAAAATCGTTGAGGCCACCGCCGCCTGCTGTGCGGTCGGAATGAACTTGGCAATCGCGTCCTGAATGGCAATCATCTTCGCATCGATCGGCAGCTTGGCGAGATCGGCCGCGGAGAGATGAAGTTGCTTCAGCGCTTTCACAGCTGGACCCGAGCCTGCCGCCGCCTGGCTGAGGCTTTTGGTCATCATGATTGTGGCTTGCGAGACCTCGCCTTGCGACACCCCGGCCAGATCGGCGGCCCGGGCCAGCACTTGCATAGAGGCGGTGGTGGTGTGCAAAGACGCCGCCAGTTTCGCCTGCTCATCAATCGTTTTAAGGCTGGAGCGCACCATGGCAATGCCCGCCGCCGCAGCCGCGGCCACCATAACGCCGACCGCAATCTTGGCGCGCCGTGCGAACTTCGCCAGTTTCGCGTTGGCGATCTCCATCTCGCGCGAGGCTTTACCAAAGCCCTTTTTACCGGCGTCGCCAATGCCGGTCAGCTCGGCCCGCACCTGTTTGCCGCCGACGGCTGCGAGGCGGACGCTGACACGTTTTTCAACCATGATCCTGTTCCATCTGCTCAAAGAGTTTTTTGACCATCACCGCCTCGATCGGCGGCAATAGTTCTGCAACCGGCGCGGGATCAATTCCAAGGGCTGATGCCAGCGCCAACGCCGCGCCGATGTCCCAACCGATAATTCCGCCCGATGGGGCCACGCGCATTTGCCCACCAAGGCGGCCGACCAGATCCCATATCTGCACGCCCTCGTAGGTCTGGGGCGCGTTCAGGGTTTGCGGGCAGGTTTCGCAGGTTTTTTCGCAGCCCTCGCGGGGCGCGCAGCCCTGGCAGTATTTCCCGCCCCCGCCGAAAACCCACTCGGCAAGGGCGGTGAGACGTTTTTTTCCTGATCCAGCACCAGCCCCTTGGCGACGTAGTCGGTTTGGAAGGCTTCGAATAACGGCCAGATATCCAGCAGCGCATCGAGGGCCTCGGGGCTGACCGGGATCACATTGCCATCGACATCTCCTACGCCTTCCCAATCAAGGGCGGCATTTCGGGCCAGGGCCTTGGCGAATACCAGCGCGCTGACTTCATCCGTCGCATCCTTGGGCAATGCCTGCACCGCTGGATCATTGCGCGCCGCCACCATCATGGCAGTGGTGAGAGGGCCGAGCAGCACCCGCACGCCGTGGCCGAGATCGAGCCAGGCCGGTTTGTTTGAAAGGTCAAGTTTTAGCATAATTAATAACTCGCAACTGTGTTTTTGAGGACAACGGTGCACATCTGCCCCGCGGCGGAATCGTAAGCTGCCTGCCAATCAAAGCTGACCTGAATGCCCTGTGGCCCTTGGATTTCAGCGCGGGGCCGCGGCAGGTAGACCGCATGCGCCGTGATTGTCAGGCTAACGGTGGGCGAAATGGTGTAGGAGAACTCGAGCGCCGCCGATGTTCCATTCAACGCCTGATCCATCAGGGTGGTATCTGCAAACCGCACGTCGATCTTGCCGGTGAGCCCGGCGATGGACGGGTCCGCCCCGTCGATGCGCCCGTCCGCGCGGATGGTTTCGATCCGGTCAAGATTGTTGGCATAGGTGATATCGGCAGAAACGATATTGCCGAGCGCCACACCGCCACGTTTGATCGCGCCGTTGAAATGGCCGAACCGCTGCAACCCGTAAGCCGTGGGGGTTCCGGCCGCCGTGGTCGTCACCACATTCTCGCCCTGGGCAATCAGTTTAGCATCCGCCGTGAGCAAGCCCGAGCGCTGCATCTGCCAGCTCAACTGATCGAGCATGCAGCCCGTATACATGGCAAAACGGGGGATCTCCGGCATGGCGACTTCAAGGGCCATGCTGGGCAGGTTCCAGTTTCCCGACTTGAACGTATGCGTTTTATTGGTGGTGCCGGTGGTGGTTGGGGTGCCAAATGCCGCCTTCAGCCAGAACCCGAACGCTTCGGCATCAATGGGCACCTTGATATCACCATCCGCCGTCACCGCGTCCTTGATCGGTGCCAGCGGATCGCGGCCATATCCGAGAAGCTCCGAAGTCAGAAGCGGTTGCTCCGCTCCCAACGAGGCACTGGCGAACGGCATTTTGTGAAAACCGCTTGCCGGCGCCGTGCCATAAGTTGTCTCGAACGCAGCCGCAAGTTGCGACCGCGCGCCTTGTGCACGTGCCATGATGATGGTCCTTTATTTGGGTATTTTGGGGTGAAATTAGCCGAGTGGGTCGGCTGTCGTGTAAATCAGCGTGATCTCGATGATGGCTGCTTTCAGCGCCTCACCGCCCTCGACGGGCAGGTCCACGGGCTTCGGCGCTGCAGTCTCGACCCAGTCGCAGAGGCCGTCGAGGGTTCGGTGGGCCGCAATGACCGCGCCAATGTATTGCACGAGGCTGTCAAATGCGGCCGCCCGCGCCGTCGGGGTTTTGCCCTGCACGATCACCTCGAGTTCGGCCTTGTGTTCATAGGAATAGGCGAGCGGTGAGAGTAGGACCTCGGGCGTGCCAGGATCGCCGTCGCTCAGGATTATCAGGCCAGCAGGCAGGATGCGTTCGGGCAGCACCTCTTCGCGCAGCACGGTTGCCGCAGGCACGCTTTCTAGTGCCGCAAGCAGCGCCTGCAGGATGGTTTCTCGGGGTGTGGGCATATTGCACCAATGCTTGGGTCAGATGGATTTATTGTTGACGCCGCAATTTGTTGTCTGGGTTCAATCTCGCGGCGAACCCTTATGGCCTTCCTGGAAATCCTGAGCTACGTTTCCCCAAAACAGGCATTTGAACGAGCAATAATATGGACCGCAGGCCGACTACATTGGGCGAAAAACTTGCGCCGAACAAAGCCAAAAAGTCGGACTTAAAATTCGGTGGATGGTGGCAAAACTCGTTATATACACTCTTGAACTACTACCTGCTGACAGCCGTTTTCGCTCTGCCGCTGTGGTGGATTCTGATGCGTCCCGATATTGACAGGAATGTCATGCTGGCCCTTTTAACGGGGCTGATTGTGTTGAGCTTGTTCGTCCGGCGCCGGCTTCGCGCCGCCAGGCTCCGTCAAAAAGAAACACGCAGAAAAGCACATTCCCTGCTGGCCAATGATCGTCAGGGTTTCATGCGCGATCTGCAACTGGATGCGAAAACGGCCATTTTTGACGGCAGCAATATTTACCATTTCGGGCACTCAAACGGCTTGGACGCACAGCCGCTTGGGGAGATTGCAAACCAGCTTCGCGGCGAAGGTTATCGTATCGTTTGCTTCTTCGATGCCAATATTTTCTACACCCTCAACGAACACGGGGCTTTCCCAAGCAATCAACCGCATTCATTGGCAGTGCTTGAAGACATTTTTGGTTTTGTAAATCGGGGAGCAATATTGGACCACAGAAACGGTCGGATTTTCTGATCGTCGCGGAGTAAAAATCCGCCACTTTGACGCCCAACGTTACTAAGCGAGGGGCGGGGAGATGTATGCTGTGGGA